CAACATCTTTTACATTAAACTTACCAACAGCAGATGGAACGGCAAATCAAATTTTACAAACCGATGGTTCTGGTAATTTATCTTTCGCAACCGTATCAGGCGGCGCTGCATGGCAAGCGGTTAAAACAGGAAACTTTAACGTCACTGCAAAAGAAGGATATTTCGTAAATACATCATCAGCTGCAATCACAGCAACATTACCAGCTTCTCCAACATTAGGAGACTTTGTATCATTCATCGATTACGCTGGAACATTTGACACTAACAATTTTACCATTGCAAGAAATGGTAAAAACATTCAAGGTGTTGCAGAAGATTTAACAGTGGCAACAGAAAGAGCAGGACTAACACTTGTATTTGTTGATAACACTCAAGGCTGGCTGTTACAGAATAATTAACGGAGGTTTGAAATGACAACCTTTAAAGGAATCAGAGGCACAGCGATACAGGTAGTATCATCAGATCCATCGAATCCAGAGACAGGTCAGATTTGGTACAACAGTTCTAGTGGAACACTTAAAGGATATAAATCTATTAATACTTGGTCTAGTGGTGGAAATTTAAATACTGGAAGAGGTGGAGCAGCAGCTTCAAATAATGGAACTCAAACAGCAGCAATAGCTGCAGGCGGAGCAAATCCAGCAGTTACTGGAGCATCAGAATCTTATAATGGAACAAGTTGGACATCTACACCAAGTTTAAATACAGCTAGACAAGGTGCTGGTGGAGCAGGAACACAAACTGCAGCTTTAGCTTTTGGTGGTGAAGGACCTCCAACAAATCTTTATGTAACAAATTCAGAAGCTTGGAATGGTTCAAGTTGGACAGCTACTCCTACTTTAAATACTGGAAGAGGAGGAATTGGTGGAACAGGTTTACAAACAGCTGGTTTAGCTTTTGGTGGTGGCAATGCTCCAGGAGCATCTGCTGCAACAGAAAAATATAATGGATCAAGTTGGACTTCGGTTAATTCAATGAATACAGCTAGATCAAGTATGGCAAGTATAGGAACTCAAACAGCAGCAATAGCTGCAGGTGGTGGACCTTCTAATACGGTAGAATCTTACAATGGAACTTCATGGACAACAGTTAACTCTTTAAATACTACAAGATCAAGTTTAGCAGGTTGTGGAACTCAAACAGCAGGTTTGGCTTTTGGTGGTTATACTACTTATCCAACTACTACTGGAGCTACAGAATTATGGAATGGAACAAGTTGGACTTCAAATCCTACTGGTCTTGCAAATACTAGAGGAGAATTATCTGGTGCTGGTACTCAAAGTTTAGGATTAGCTATTGCTGGTGGACCTCCTAGTGGTGGAGCTAGTAATAATAAAACAGAAGAATGGACTGGTGTTGGAATTCAAACTATAACGGTATCATAATGACAACATATAAAGAACTCTTTGGTAAATACGTATTGAATGTGACAACAGACCCGACATCCACGGACGCCGAAGGACAAATCTGGTATAACTCAACGAGTGGCACGTTTAAGACGGCTTTGGGAGGTTATGGTGCTTGGTCTTCAGGTGGTAATATAAATACTGGTAGATTTGAAATAGGTGGAACAGGTACACAAACATCAGCATTAGCAATAGGTGGAAAAATTAATCCTCCAACAGCAGAATCTGCGGCAACTGAAAAGTATAATGGAACATCTTGGACATCTAGCGGAAATTTAAATACAGCAAGAAGAGCTTTAGGATCAGCAGGAATATCAACAGCAGCTATTGCATTTGGTGGATATGGTCCTTTGCAATCAACTGCAGTAGAAAATTTTAATGGAACAAGTTGGACAAATGGTACTTCTATACCTACTGGTGGATATGGTATTGCTGGTTGTGGTTTACAAACAGCAGCTTTAGGATTTGGTGGTCAACCAACACCATCTGGTACACGATCTTGGAATGGATCATCTTGGTCAAGTGGTGGAAATTTAAATACTGGAAGATATTATGCTGCAGCAGCAGGTACACAAACAGCAGCTTTAGGATTTGGAGGTACAACAACAACTGTTACAACATCTACAGAATCTTATAACGGAACAAGTTGGACAACAGTAAATTCAATGAACACTGCAAGAGGTGCAATGGCAGGTTTTGGAACTCAAACTGCAGCTATTGCAGGTGGTGGATATACACCAGGACCATCTTCAAGTGCTACAGAATCTTGGAATGGAACATCTTGGACAACAGCTTCCGCAACTTTAGCAACAGCAAGACAAAATTTAGGTGGAGCAGGAAGTCAAACAGCAGGTCTAGCATTTGCTGGAACAGATTCACCAACTATTACAATGTATACTGCAACTGAAGCTTGGAATATAACAGGTGTCACCGTCCCCGTTGCTGGATCCTGGAGCAGTGGTGGGAACTATCCTTCTAATATAAGTGCTTTAGCAGCAGCAGGAACTCAAACAGCAGCATTAGCTTTTGGAGGTATCACAACGGCAAATGTGGGAACTACAGCAAGTTATAATGGTACTTCATGGACTGCAAATCCTACTGGATTAGGTACAGCAAGAAGAGCTTTAGCAGGATTTGGAATCCAAACCGCAGCAATAGCAGCAGGAGGATTTACTACAGGAGCAAGTTCTACAGTAGAATCTTGGAATGGCTCAAGTTGGTCTCCAGCTCCAAGTTTAAATACTGCAGGTTATTATGCGACAGGAGTAGGTATTCAAACTGCTGGAATAGTTTTTGGAAGAGCTCCAGCAACAGGTGCTACAGAATCTTACAATGGTTCTTGGACAACTGTAAATTCTATGGTTACTACAAGAACTCAATTAGGTGCTTTTGGTACTCAAGGAGCAGCTATTGCTACTGGTGGTGCAAATCCAGGAACTGCTCTTACTACAACAGAATCTTGGAATGGAACATCATGGACATCTGTTAATGGTTTAAATACAGGAAGATCTGATTTATCAGGATCAGGAATTCAAACTGCTGGACTTGCTTTTGGTGGACAAAATCCAGGTGGTTCTTTAACATCAACAGAACTATGGAATGGTACGAGTTGGACAACTAATCCTAATAGTCTTTCAACAGCTAGATATGAAATAGGTGGTAGTAGTGCTGCAGGAACACAAGCAGCTTCTTTAGCTGTTGCAGGAAATAATAATCCAGGTAATATTGTAAATTCTACTGAAGAATGGACAGGCCCATCAACGACTTTAAACTATAAAACATTAACAACAAGTTAGTTTACATTATGGATAAACTAGCTTATACTAACTAACCAAGGAGCATAAATATGGCACTTTTTATATACGGTGTAGCATCTAACTACGGTAAAAACTTTTTTACTGCACAGGACAGACAGAACTTTTTCTTACGTGGTTTCCCAGGCGATGTTTGGGTAATCGGAGCGAATGAAAAAGGAGCTCTATGGCTTGCAGAAAGAGGAGTTGAAAAAACTAAAGCTGAAGCTCAAGCAATTGTAGACGCTGAAGTTGCAAAAGCACAAGCTGCATGGGATGCATTACCAGAAGACCAAAAAACAAATTTAAATAGACAAAGACCTACTGCTATAAATTTACCATAAGGAGTTCACTTTAGATGACTACTTATAACCAAATAGCAGGAAGACGAGTCAACTTTCTATCATCAGATCCAACGTATGTAGATACTAATACCAACGGTCAAGTTTGGTATAATTCAACATCTGCTACATTAAAGGCATGGCTTCCTACTGGAGCGTGGATAAGTGGTGGAGCATTAGGAACAGCAAGATATGGTTTAGGTGGAGCAGGAACTCAAACTGCAGGAGTAGTCTTTGGAGGAAGTCCAGGATCATCTCCTTATTCAACAACATCTACAGAATTATATAATGGAATAGCTTGGACAAGTAGTGGAGCTTTTCCTCCAGGAGCAAGATATGTTGCAGGTGTTGGTACTCAAACTGCTGCTCTTTCAATTGGTGGAAGAACACCAGGTTCTGGAGTTATTACAACAACATCAAAATTTAATGGAACAACTTGGACGGATAATCCAACAGGACTTAATACAGCAAAAAGAGGAACTGCAGGAGCAGGTACTCAAACAGCTGCTGTATCTATGGGAGGATATTCAACAACAGGTTCTCTGGCAACTTCAGAATCATGGAATGGAACAAGTTGGACATCTATACCTTCTATAAATACAGCTAGAGGATATTCAGCGGGTGTTGGTACTCAAACTGCAGCATTAGTGATAGGTGGATGGTCTTTTCCACCAGGAGCAACTCATGCTCAAGTTGAATCATGGAATGGAACAAGTTTTACAAGTGCAACTGCTTTACCAACAGCAAGGGGGAGTAATGCAGCAGCAGGAACTCAAACAAGTGCTCTTACTTTTGGAGGTTCTACTTTTCCAGGAGTTTCAGTGCCTGCTACAGTATTATTTGATGGAACAACATGGACTACAAATCCAACAACTTTAGCAACACAAAGAAATGCTTCAACAGGTTTTGGAACTCAAATTGCTGCATTAGCTTCTGGAGGTACTCCTCCAGTATCCTCTGCCACCGAAGAATGGAACTTCGGTGTTTATTCTTATTCAGCGGCTGCTTGGGCGAGCGGCGGGAATTTGAATACGGTAAGAGCAGCTATGAGTGGAACAGGTACTCAAACAGCAGCATTATCTATAGGTGGATTTATACCAACTCCTCCTTTTATTTCAAATGCTTCAGAATCTTATAATGGTACAAGTTGGACTAATACACCAAGTTTAAATACAGGAAGATATGGTTCAGGCGCAGCAGGAACTCAAACTGCAGCTTTAGCGTTTGGTGGATCACCTGGTGGAACTTCAACAGAATCTTGGAATGGTTCTACTTGGACAACCTTACCTGCAACAATGAATACTTCAAGATTTTCATTAGCAGGTTGTGGTACACAAACTGCAGCATTAGCATTTGGTGGAAATACACCACCTACTTATTCTACAGCTACTGAAAAATATAATGGAACAAGTTGGACATCAGTAAATAGCTTAAATACAGCAAGAGCTTTATTAGCAGGTGTTGGTATTCAAACTGCGGCTTTAGCATATGGAGGTCAAACTCCTTCAGCTACTGCAGCTACAGAATCTTGGAATGGAACAAGTTGGACTACAGTTAATAGTTTAAATACTGCAAGAAGAGGTCTTGGAGGGGCAGGAACACAAACTGCTGCAATAGGATTTGGTGGTTATTCAACATTAACTGCTACAGAATCTTATAATGGAACATCATGGTCAAATTTACCAAATATAGCTACAGGAAGAAATAATTTGGGTGGAGCAGGAACACAATCTCTTGCACTAGGGTTTGGAGGGGCTCCTTATACTAATGCCACAGAAGAATGGACAACTGAAACAGCAACAGCTAATTCCAAGACCTTGACAACCTCATAGTAAAGGTCTATATCCTCTGTAATGACAGAGAAGAGAAATATAAAGAGCTTAATACAGCAAGAAGAAGTTCATTTAAATAATTTACTTGAAACTGAAGATTTAAAATCATTCAAAGGAATGGTTGAAGAACTTCGTGATACTTGGACTAAAAAACAAATATTCAGAACTGAAACAGAAATGAAAGTTGCTGTTTTTGATGATGGACGTTATCCAACACGTGCTTCTAAATACTGGCAATGTGTTAGAGAACAAAATGTATTTCTTGAAAATCTAATGTCATTATCATTTGATTATAGACGTAATGAAGCAAAAATAAAATTCCTACAAAAGAAATTAGAAACAGAAACTGATGAATATAAACGAGAACTTTATCAAATAGATTTAGATGAAAAGATTTATAGTAAAGCTAATATGGAATTAGTTGCAAAAGATAGATTAAGAGAAATTAAACTATGGTCTAAATTTAAAGCTGAATATGATGATGGTTCATTTGACACTAAAAACGTTAATACTCATCAATTTGAATCTTTAGCTCAAATCATGGAACATAAGAAAAATTCAATTACACCAGGTTCATCACAAGCTGAAGTATTCAATGTACTTTCACAAGTAGACACCATCGCTAGAATAAAACAAGAAAAACAATTAGGTACTGAAAAGAAAGAGCAGCTATCCTTTGGAAAGCCAAAAGCATAAGATATTTTTCCTACTAGCATTACCTAGATCTGGAAATACTTTATTTGGTTCTATCATGAATCAAAATCCAGATATCGCAGTAACTGCTAATTCTATTACATTAGAAATAATGAAAGATATATTTCTTCTTAAAGAAACCGATGTATTTCAAAACTATCCAGATCATAAATCATTAGATAATGTTTTATCTTCCGTTTATCAAAACTATTATAAAGATTGGAATTATAAGTATATCATTGATCGTGGTCCTGTAATGACGCCAGGTAATCTAATGTTAATGAAACAACATCTAGGTCAACCTATAAAATGCATTGTTATATGGCGTGATCTATTAGATGTTCTTGCATCTTATGTTAAATGGTTTGAAACAGAACCTTCTGCATTTCCTAATAAATTTGGCAAAAAAACAATAGAAGAAAAACTTTGGATGCTCATGAATGTAGATGGTGCAATTGCTAAAGATTTAATAGCAATAGAAAATGCATTAAAACCAGAAAATAAACATATGTGTCATTTTCTTAAATATGATGAATTAGTAAATGATACTGAAAACCAAATAAATAAAATATACGACTTTTTACAAATACCTAGATTTAATCATAATTTAAAATCCTTGAATCAATTTAAAGTTAATGGTATGAGTTATGACGATAAAGTTGTTGGAAATAGAATGCATACTATTAGAGAAGAGATTAGAAAGGAACCAAATCCTTACCGAGCGATGATACCTGAAAGTATTATCAAAGCGTATGGACACATTGTATTATGAAGATTTTAGTATTTGGATTACCAGGATCTGGCAAAACTACATTTGCAAAAAAATTAGTTGAGAATAAAAAGATACCACACTTTAATGCTGATGATATTAGAAAGTTATTTGAAGATTGGGATTTTACAGAAACAGGTAGAAGACGCCAAGCTAATAGAATGATGACTATGTGTGATCTTGCAGTTAATCATGTCGTTGTAGACTTTGTATGTCCATTTGAATCTTATAGATCTTTCTATGATATGAAGATTTGGATGAATACAATTGATAAAGGAAGATTTGAAGATACGAATAAAGTATTTGAGAAACCTAAAAAGGTTGATTTTGAAATAACTGATTTTAACTACGATAACATAATAAAGGAGATACATGATAGACTACTCTAAACCAACAGCACAGATGCTTGGACGTTGGCAACCATTCCATGATGGTCATTTAGCTTTATTTAAAGAGATATTAAAGAAGACTGGCCAAGTTGTTATTATGGTTAGATCTATGCCTCAAACAGATAATAATCCATTTGTATTTGAAGATATAAAGAAAAGAATTGAAGAAAAACTTAAAGACTATGCAGGTCAATTTGATGTTGTAAAAGTTCCAAACATTACCAATATATGTTATGGTAGAGATGTTGGTTACAAGATTGAAGAGATTGTATTACCAAAAGAAATACAAGAAATATCTGCAACAAAGATTAGAAAAGAGATGGGACTATGAACTTTAACTTTACATTTTTAGGACAATCTATTTTACGTTATGAAACTCCTTTAGATATATTTCATACAATTAATCAAACGTATGAACAAAAGTTTAATCAATTAGAACCAGCTAATAAACAATTAGTTGGTAAGATTAAAGATGAACATTCTTTGTTTTATGACGGAGAAGATGAGTCAAAAATGCGACGCCATAATATGTTACCAAGAAATGTTTTAGATTGGTTTATGTCTATGTTTCATCATTATTTAGAATTTAATCATATTAGAAATTATCAAACGCATCTTAATTCAATTTGGGTGAACGAAATGAAAGCTCATGAATTTAATCCTGTTCACATTCATAGCGGCAATATTTTCACTGGACTATCTTCAGTAATGATTTTAAAACTTCCAAGTACTTATGGAGTAGAATATTCTGCATCAGAATCACCACAAAATGGTAAACTTCAAATATTAGGCGCAGCTAATGGTCAATTTGCAAAAGTTGATTATGAGCCACCTATGAAGTTAAGAGATTTTTATATATTTCCATATGATATGAGACATTGTGTCTATCCCTTTAACGGCACAGAAGAAAAAAGAAGAACACTTGCTGCAAATTGCGATGTACTTTATAATCCAATTATAAATAGAGGTGCACAATGATTCCTTTTACTTATCTTGTAAAACACATCCCAACTAACAAATATTATTATGGAGTTAGATTTAAAAAAGGCTGTCACCCAAATGATCTTTGGACAAAATATTTTACATCTTCTAAAAAAGTTAAAGGTTTAATTAAAAGATATGGAAAGAAATCATTTCAATATGAAATAAGAAGAACTTTTAAAACAGCTCAACAAGCAATGGCTTGGGAATTTAAAGTTTTAAGAAGGATGAAAGTAGTTGAAAGAAAAGATTTCTTAAATCAATCAGATAATAAACGTATAGATCCTAAATTATTAAGTAAGATGAGAAAAGGTAAAGGTAATCCAATGTATGGTAAAACATTAACTAAAGAACATGTAAGAAAAATAATAAAGACTTTAGTTAACAAATATAAAAAGATACCACATCCTTCTATTGGTAGAAAAGCTTCTTTAAAAGAAAGAAAATTAATAAGTCAAAGAACAAAAGGAAAAGGAAACCCAATGTATGGAGTTAAAATGTCAAAAGAATCTAGAAAAAAGATGTCAATAGCTAAATATAAATACTACGAAAGGATGAGAAAAATAGCATGAGTTTAATTTTAGAACCACGCTGGAAATCTTTAATAGTTGAAACTACAACTCCATTATTTACACCAGAACAATGTCAATTGATTATTAATGCAGGCCGATCTGAACCACAAGAGATGGGTCAAGTTGGCGGTGGAGCAAAAGGAACTATAGATACTAAAACTAGAACATCACATATTAGTTGGATTCCATTTAATAAGATGCCTGAAATGTATGCAACATTAGAACGTGTTATGAAACAAACTAATGGAAATCATTTTGGATTTGAAGGAATGCAAATAACAGAACCAGCTCAATATACAGAATATCCAGAAGGTGGCTTTTATGATTGGCATATAGATTCAGATGTTAACTGTGCAAATGAACCACCTGTTAGAAAGATTTCTATGACTTGTTTATTATCACCAGATAATGAATTTGAAGGTGGAGGACTTGAATTAATGTCAGATGGAAAGATTGCAAAACCTAAACAAGGTCAAGCTATTTTCTTTGCAAGTTTTATTAGACACAGAGTAATTCCAATAACTAAAGGTACAAGAAAATCACTTGTAATGTGGTTTGGCGGTACTCCATTTAAATGAATAGAGAACTTTATTTTGCAACACCAATTTATGTTAAAGATGTTGGATCACAAGAATTCAACGCTAAACTAGAACAGAATATTATTAACTGGTCTAATCAAGATAAAGGTTTAACAAGAACCAATATGAATGGTTGGCATTCAACAGATGATATGCACACGAAACCTGAATATAAAGAATTAGTTGATTTATTATTTCAAGCACAATTTCATATTTACAAAGATCAGAATTTAGATTCAGAACCATTTTTAGGTAATATGTGGGCAAACATTAATCCACCAGGTGGATATAATAGACCACACATGCATCCTAATTCATTATGGTCTGGAGTTTATTATGTTAAGACGCCAAAGAATTGTGGACATTTAAAAGTAGAAGATCCAAAATCAGTTTCTTTAATGTCTATGCCAAGACGAAAAGATGGACCATTAGAATCTTATTTATGGAGAGAAGTTCACTTTGAACCAGTAGCAGGAAGATTAATTATGTTCCCAAGCTGGTTAAATCACTGTGTTGATCCTAATCAATCTAATGATATAAGGATATCAGTATCTTTTAATTTTATGCAAAAGTGTATGATCACATGAGCTTCGCACAAAACAAATACCAAGTAATTAAAAAAGCAATACCATATGAACTTGCTAACTTTGTATTTAACTATTTTTTACTAAAACGTGATGCTGTTAATTATATGTACAGCAATAACATTATTGCAGAAAATTCATTGTTTGGTACTTGGAAAGATCAACAAGTTCCAAATGTATATTCTCATTATGCAGACTTTGCTATGGAGACATTATTGATGAGAGTTATGCCAATCATGAAACAACAAACTAATTTAAATTTAATTCCAACATACTCGTACGCACGTGTGTATGAGAAAGGTTCAATATTAAAAAGACATAAAGATAGACCGTCTTGCGAGATATCTACAACATTAAATCTAGGTGGAGATCCGTGGCCAATCTTTATAGATCCAACAGGAAGTAATAATGTCATAGATGAATATAAAAATATTATGAAACCTAATGCACCAAAAGGTATAAAAGTAGATTTAGAACCTGGTGATATGTTAGTTTATTCAGGTTGTGAATTAGAACATTGGCGAGAAGAATTTACTGGTAATATTTGTGCTCAAGTTTTCTTGCATTATAACCATGTAAATGGACAGTTTGCAGATTCCAATTTATATGATAAAAGACCTTTATTAGGATTACCACCATTCACTAAAGTAGTGTAAATCAACAAATCTGGTGGTATAAGGATAGCTTATGCCAATTAATAAACTACAATTTAGACCAGGTATAGATAAGCAAAATACTCAATACGGCGCAGAAGGCGGATGGGTAGATTGTGATAATGTGCGTTTTAGGTATGGTGTTCCTGAAAAGATAGGTGGATGGGAACCAGCCGTAGGTAATAATCTAATTGGTGCTGCAAGAGATATTCATACATATACAGATTTAGCTGGAGACTCATTAGCTGCCATTGGCACAAATAGAAAACTATATTTATATTACGATAACAACTTTTATGACATCACACCTTTATCAACTACTATTCCAGCAGTATTCTCATTTACTTCCGGCACAACTATAGTTGATGTTACAGCAACATCAAATGGAGCTGTAGCTGGAGACTTTGTTACATTTTCAGGAGTTACAGGAGTTAGTGTTGTAAATATTACAAACTCTAATATGGCTCAAGAATTTGAGATTCAAGAGATTAAAACAGCTAATACATTTACAATTGATGTTGCATCTATTGGAACACCAGGAGTGGTAACTACATCTGGATCAGCAAGTGGTGCTGCATTTCAAATTAATGTAGGATCAGATATTACCGTAATAGATAATGGATGGGGAGCGTTATCTTGGGGATTTTCTACTTGGAATACACCAAGAAATGCAGGAGTTATTACTGCTAATCCTAGAATTTGGCAAATAGATAACTTTGGTGAAGATATTATTGCAACGATTGTTGGTGGTAAAACTTATTACTTTGATACTTCTGCATTTTTACCTGCAAGAAATACTAGAGCTACATTATTATCTAATGCTCCAACACAATCTAATTTTATGACAGTATCTCCTAGAGATAGACATATTATATTCTTTGGTACACAAACAACACCAGGCACAACATCAACCTATGATCCGATGGCTGTGTTATTCGGTTCGCAAGAATCTATTACTGACTTTACACCTAATGCAACGAATACCGCAGGATTTCAAAGACTATCATCAGGTAATAGAATTGTAACAGCCGTTCCAACAAGAGGAGATATATTAATATTAACTAATACATCAGCTCATTCTATGCAGTTTGTTGGCCCACCATTTACATTCTCATTTAAACAGATTGG